AAGAGACTTATGGGGCGTTGAAACAACCCAAGTCCGCTGCCGAAAGAATGCAAGAGAATATTAAAAATGCAGAGTCCCCAGATAAAATTGATGAGTATCTGGAGAGGATGGTAGATAGCGCTAGTAATAATGTAATCCAATTTGATTCTAAGAAAATTCACTAGGTATTCAACCCTCCCCAAACGCAAAGCTTATTATACAGTGAGAAACAATTTTTGTCAAGCGAAAACTTAAAAATTTATCACACGGGATTTACCTGTAGTGCATTCGACTTATTTCATGCGGGACATGTACAGATGTTACGTGAGGCTAAGACCGTATGTGATTACTTGATAGTAGGACTACAGACCGACCCTACAGTAGACCGTCCAGAGAAGAACAAGCCCCTTCAATCTATAACAGAGAGATATATACAAGTACAGGGGTGTAAGTATGTGGATGAGATAATTCCATATGAGACAGAACAAGACCTGTTAGATTTGATACAACTAATATCATTTGACGTTAGAATCATTGGTGAAGAGTACAGAGATAAGGATTTTACTGGTAAGGATTATGCGCTTGCCAATAACATGCCAGTGTACTATAATACACGTAATCACAGATTTGCAAGTAGTCAACTGAGAAACAAAATGGAAAATTATAATGGAAACTAAACCAAAAGTAAAGATTAAACCGAAGGACAAACCGCATTACGTAAACAATGCACAATTCTCACAAGCAGTCGTTGACTATGTTACTGACTTGAACTTACAACGTGAAGCTAAGGTTCCTCAGTTACCCAAAGTTCCCGATTATATTGCTATGTGTTTCCTCAAGATATGTGAGGGTCTATCCCACAAGTCTAACTTTGTTCGTTACACCTATCGTGAAGAAATGGTTATGGATGCAGTCGAGAACTGTCTCAAGGCAATTGAGAACTATAACCTCGAAGCCGCAACACGTACTGGTAAACCTAATGCGTTTGCATACTTCACACAGATTTCATGGTTCGCATTCCTACGTAGGATTGAGAAAGAAAAGAAACAACAAGACATCAAAATGCGTTATATGGAACAGTCGGGTATTGAAACCTTCCTTGACCAAGAACTAGGTGACGCAAATTCACGTGCAGTCGCAGCAGCGTTTGTTGACCAACTGCGTATGCGTATTGATGAGATAAAAGATAAGGACGTTGAGTGGAAAGAGATTGTTAAGAAAGAACGTAAGAGACGTACTGTCAAAGCGGATTCAGACTTAACTGATTTTATAGTTGACTAATCCTGTGGAGTAATGTATAATGGACAAGTATAAAGAAAGAAAAAGTGAAATGAAACGGCTTCGTAAGAAGGCAATTAAAATGCAAAACAATTCTGCGGGTAAACTACCTATGTCAGATGCAATGAGATTGGTAAGAAAAGATAATGAAAATAGCAATATTAAATGACACCCATGCGGGTTGTCGAAACTCATCTGACATTTTCATGGATTATCAAGAACAGTTCTATCGGGACGTGTTCTTTCCGTATTTGTTAGAAAATAATATTACGCAGATATTACACCTTGGTGATTACTACGATAATCGTAAGACTATCAACTTCAAGGCACTGCAACACAACCGTAAGATATTCCTAGAACCTATGCGTAAGCATGGTATCACTATGGATATAATTCCTGGCAACCATGACGTGTACTACAAGAACACCAATGAGTTGAACGCACTGAAGGAACTCCAAGGTCACTACATGAATGAAGTGAATCTCGTTATGGAACCAACAGTGATGGATTACGATGGTCTTCCAGTTGCTTTAGTTCCTTGGATTAATCCTGAGAACGAAAAAGAAACACTTGAGTTTCTAAAGAATACAAAGGCAACAATAGTGGGCGCACACCTTGAGTTACAAGGCTTTGAAATGTCAAAGGGTCAGGTGTGTATGGATGGTATGAGTAAGTCGCATTTCGATAGGTTCGAGATGGTATTGACTGGTCACTTCCACGCAAAGTCTAGTATGGACAACATACATTACTTGGGTAGTCAGATGGAGTTCTTCTGGAACGATTGTGATGACCCCAAACACTTTCACATCCTTGATACCGAAACAAGAGAAATAACTGCGGTTCAGAATCCTGTACGTATATACGAGAAGATTTATTACGACCACGAGAACATGAACAAGTTCAAAGACCTCGCTTATCTTGATAACAAGTTTGTCAAGGTTATTGTTACTAACAAGGGTGACCCATATGAATTTGAACGATTCATTGACCGTGTTCAGGCGCAGAAGATTCACGAACTAAAGATTGCAGAGGATTTTGCAGAGTTCGTTGGTTCTAATGTGGACGATGACAACATATCGGTTGACGATACCGAGACGCTTGTATACGATTACATTGACAATGTTAATACTGACCTAGATAAAGGCAGAATAAAAAGAGAAGTATCTCATTTAATGAAAGAAGCTCAATCAATGGAGATTGTCTAATGGCAACAAAGAATGATATCACTGGAGACAAAATTCAGACTAAACCCGATGGTAGTACTGAATACAGTGATGGATGGGACAGGATATTTGGTAAAAACCAGAAACATAAACAACAGGACTTGACTGAACTAAACGGTGATGGCAATCGTGACCGTGGACGTTATGGTGAAGACTTGTTATCTGGTTGGGAACATTATTGTATGGCTGAAGCGACCTTACTAGGGGTAGAAAAGGGTCAACCCTGTAATTGGTGTGGTCTAACAGAATATGAGTTTGACAAAGAATGACTTTACTGTAGGTGAGGTTGGATATGACGATGCTAAATCGATAATCGTATCGAACCACTATCTAGGTAAAATGTATGATGAACATAATGACCTTGTTCACGACTACAAATATTATGGATTATTTGAGAGAGGAAATCTAACAGGTGCAATTCAATATACGTCTTATTGCCCAAAGAAATGTAACCGACACTGGTTACGATTCTACTACGGGTGTGAGTTCACCGACTATTCCAAATTCTATGAAATATCCAGACTGGCGGTAGACAGTAAGGAGTATAATATCACCTCGTGGTTTGTATCCAGAACCATGAAGATGATTGACGCTGATTACATCTGCACGTCCACTGATAGTAGAATGCACGATGGTACAATCTATTCTGCATGTAATATGAACTATCACGGGACAATGACAGATAGGGCGAAAGGTTATATGGACATACCATTTAACGTTTTCTCTAGGATATACCGAGATGATATTGAACAATACTGGGAGAAGAAACGGCTTGACTTTACGTGATGACTATGGTATTATTACCCAATGATAAATTTTAAAAAATTAAGATTCAAAAACTTCCTGTCTACAGGAAACAATTTTACAGATATTAGTTTTGATGATACGCCAACCACTTTGGTGGTAGGACATAACGGTGCGGGTAAGTCCACTATGTTGGATGCCCTATCGTTCGGTTTGTTCGGTAAACCCCATCGTAAAATATCGAAGAACCAGTTAATCAATACCATCAATGGCAAAGGCACATTGGTAGAGGTTGAGTTTGGTATTGGTAAACAGAGTTACAAAGTTGTTCGTGGTATCAAACCTAACAAGTTTGAGATATGGGTCAACGGTAATATGGTGAATCAAGATTCCCATGCCAAAGAATACCAGTCCATGCTTGAGAAGAACATTCTTATGTTATCTCACAAATCATTCCACCAGATTGTGGTACTGGGGTCATCATCCTTTGTACCGTTCATGCAGCTGGCGGGTGGTTCTAGACGTGAGGTAATTGAGGACTTACTTGATATCAATATGTTCTCTAAGATGAATGGATTACTCAAAGAGAAGGTATCCATACTCAAAGACCAGATTGCAAGTAACTCACATCAACTGAATCTAGTTGATACCAAAATCAATGCACAGAAGAAGTATCTACGTGACCTGAGTGCAATATCTAGTCACCAGAAGAAACAGAAATTAGATACTATTAAACAGTTACAAGAAGACATTCGTGTACTCAATGAGTCAAATGCGAAGGTCACTGAGGAAGTCACTGCATCCAAAGAAGTCACTACCGAAATTGTTAGTGTGGGTAAAGAACTACAATCTCTCAATGAGTTTGCGGCAGGATTCAAGATACAACAGAAGGACGTGGTTAAACAGGCAAAGTTCTTTGAAGAGAATGACAAATGTCCTACCTGTGACCAAGACATCGACCAGAAACTAAAAGAGTTTCATCTGAACAAGTGTAAGACAAAAGCGGGTACTATCAACGGTGCGTTAGAGATGCACAGTGTACGTAAGGCAGACTTGGATGCAAAGTTAGAAGAACTCACTAGGATGCAAGACCATATCCGAAATTGGCAATCTAAGGTTGATGCAAACACTCAAGAGATTATGAGTATCAATCGAAACATTGACACCTTGAATAATGAAGTTTCCAAGATTGACGAAGGTACTGGTGACCTATCAGAAGCCAACACTGAGTTGGAGTCTTTGCGTACTGATAAGGAAGACCTACAAGATTCCAAGTATAAACTAAACGAACAACACTCATACAATCAAGTGTATGCGGAGTTGTTAAAAGACACTGGTATTAAGACCAAGATTATTAAACAGTACTTGCCTGTCATCAATCAGTTGACTAACAAGTACCTACAGATTCTAGACTTCTTTGTACACTTTGATTTGGATGAAAGTTTCGTTGAGACTATTCGTTCAAGACATCGTGATAACTTTTCGTATGACTCATTCTCTGAGGGTGAGAAACAACGGATTGACTTGTCCCTACTATTTACGTGGAGACAGATTGCAAAGATGAAGAATAGTGTTGCGACCAATCTACTAGTCCTTGATGAAACTTTTGATTCATCTCTGGATGAAGAGGGTATTGAAAACCTCATGAAGATTATCTCTACACTAGGTGAAGATACAAACGTTTTTGTTATCTCACATAAGAGTGAACTCGAAGATGCACATTTCCATCGTAAGATTGAGTTCGTAAAAGAAAAGAACTTTAGTAAAATAAAGGCTTGACTTTAAATGAAACGTATGGTATCATACACTTTATAAATTACAAAACCGAGAGGAATATATTATGGAATTATCCGATACTACGATGAGTGTTCTAAAGAACTACTCAACTATTAACCCGAACATTGTTGTCACAGAAGGCAGCACACTAAAGACTATTTCAGTCGCACGTAATGTTCTATCTACTGTTGAACTTACTGAAGAGTTTCCACAGTCATTTGGAATCTACGACCTGAATGAATTTCTAAATGTTCTATCCCTAGTGGATTCACCACGACTCAAGTTCGAGAAGGACTTTGTGACCGTGGGTGATTCAACTGGACGTTCATCAGTGAAGTACTTCTTCTCTGACCCTGAGATGTTAACCTCGCCTGGCAAGAATATCAATATGCCAGAAGCAGAAGTTAATTTTGTACTAGATACAGATACATTGGGCAAAGTAAAACGTGCCGCTGCAGCTTTAGGTCACGATGAGATATCAATTACACCTGTGACGGGTGCGATTCGTTTATCAGTCATTGACAGTAAAGACGCAACAAGTAATGTATTCTCTATTGATGTAGAGGGTACGTACCCAGATGATGTTGATTTCAACTTCATCATGAATGTTGGTAACATAAAAGTTGTCAACGAAGACTTTGATGTAAGTATCAGTTCGAAACTTATTTCAAAATTTGCAAGTAAACAATCCACGATTGAATACTTTATTGCACTAGAAAAAACATCTAACTACGGAGCATAAAGATGGCAAAAGCACAACAAGCAGAAAAAGACCACTCTTCAATCTATGAACTTGGTAACAGAGTTTCTCGTTCTACAGTAGCAGTAATTGATACTGTTGTACAACGAGGTGGATTCAAGGGTGAGGAATTATCAACCATTGGTCAACTAAGAGACCAAGCGGTTCAAATTATTCAACTATGTGAGGAGTATCAATCCGAACAAGGAGTTGAAGAGTAAACGTTGCGTTCCTCGTGACGTGGGGGTGTGAGAGTTCCTTTCCTTTCCACCCCCGAATTTTTTCTTGACTATTTGTTTCATATAGTGTACAATGTATATTATTAGAAACACTTTTATTATTATGGAGACATTATGTCTAAAGAATTCCTCTGGGTTGAGAAGTACAGACCCCGACTAATTGGAACTACCGTTCTACCCCAAGACCTGAAAGATACTTTCCAAAAGATTGTAGACTCGGGCGAAATCCCCAACATGTTATTCACTGGTACTGCGGGTACTGGTAAAACTACAATCGCACGTGCGATATGTGACGAACTAGGACTTGACTATATTGTCATCAATGGTTCAGAAGAGGGTAACATCGATACCCTACGTGGTAAAATTAAACAGTTCGCCTCATCCGTTTCTCTCTCAGGCGGTTACAAGGTTGTTATCCTTGATGAGGCGGACTACCTTAATGCACAGTCAACCCAACCCGCACTGCGTGGTTTTATCGAAGAGTTCTCTCAGAACTGTCGATTCATTCTGACTTGCAACTTCAAGAACAAAGTAATCGAACCTCTACACTCTCGTTGCAGTGTGTATGAGTTCAACACATCTAAAAAACAAATGGCACAACTTTGTGGTGAGTTCATGACTCGACTACAAATCATCCTTGATGGTGAAGGTGTCACATATAATAATGATGTTATTGCGGGACTAATTGGTAGGTACGCACCAGACTGGAGACGTGTACTTAATGAAGCACAACGTCATTCTATCTCTGGTAAGTTGGACACTGGTGTTCTCATTAACGAGAGTAATGCAAACTACGGTTTACTTTTCCAGTCATTGAAATCCAAAGACTTCAAGAAGATGCGTAGTTGGGTGGTCAACAATATGGACACCGAACCTGCCGCAATCTTCCGTGGTATCTATGACTCCATGGAGGGTAAAGTTGCACCAACATCTATACCTCAACTGGTCTTGATACTCGCTGATTATCAATACAAGAATGCGTTTGTCGCTGACCACGAACTAAACCTTGTTGCATGTCTGACTGAATGCATGGCAAATGTGGAGTTTGTATAAATAATCATGAACAAATTTTGGACGATATGGAAACATGCACTCGGTTCTTTTGATGAAGAAGACGGGTATGATGTTGAGAATGAAAATAGAATCTCATACATCCGCACGTTTATAGTACTCTCCAATTTATTGTGTGCATACATCATAATGATTAACATTATAATAGGATGGTTTTAGTGCAAAAATGGTGGAGGGTTTGGGCAAAAAGTCTTGGTGAGAAAGTCGGAGAGACTGACCAACAAGCAAACACCATAGCAGTCATTCGGACTGTTTGGTGGTTAACACACATGGCAACATGTATTTTTATTATTTTAAATGCGATAGCAAATCAC